AGTATTGTTTTAGATGACTCAGCATCCTTTCCCGCTACTGGAACTATCGTTGTAGATGATGAACGTATTGCTTATACCTCAAATACTTCAGGTACAGAAACTTTAGGTGGACTTACAAGAGGATCAGATAATACCACAGCGGCAGCACACTCGGATGGAGCAACGGTTAAGAATGCATCAGATTATACGAAATGGGGCGCATCGCAAACAGGTGATATTATTACAGCTCCTGGTGTATGGACTTTAGATAATTATGGAAATAAATTAATTGCAACCATCGTCGATGGTGCAACGTTTGAATGGGATTCGGATTCTGCTACAGCTACATCTACAAGAGCAACGATTGTGGCGAATGCACCCACAGCAGCAATAGAAACTTTAGTATCAACACCGGATCGGCACTTAGTTTGTTTTGGAACAGAAACAACGATTGGTACAACATCAACACAAGATGACATGTATATTAGATGGTCAGATCAAGAGAGCATTGATGCCTCGACATCTTGGACACCTTCAGCAACCAATACTGCAGGCACACAGAGATTAGCGGATGGCACAAGAATTGTAGCAGCGATTAGAGGTCGTGATGCAATTTATGTTTGGACAGATACTTCTTTATTTGTTATGAGATTTGTAGGAGCACCTTTTGTATTTTCATTCCAACAAGTTGGAACGAACTGTGGATTGATTGGAAAGAATGCAGCAGTCGAAGTCGATGGCGCCGCTTACTGGATGTCTGAAAATGGTTTCTTTAGATACACAGGTAAACTAGAATCGTTAGCATGTTTGGTTGAGGATTATGTTTACGATGATATCAATACGGTTCCTAAAAATCACATTTTTGCAGGATTAAATAATTTATTTGGTGAAGTCACATGGTTTTATCCAGGAAGTGGTGCAGCATCAAATAATAGATCTGTTACTTATAACTACATGGATTCAACTTCTGAAAGACCGATATGGACAACAAGTTCTTTAGCAAGATCTTCATGGTCTGATTCCCATATTTTTGGAAAACCTCATGGAACCGAATACGATTCATCAGCATCAAGTGATGAAACAGTTGGTAATACCGATGGAGTTACCACATACTATGAACACGAAACAGGGACCAATCAAATTAAAGCAGGAGCTACAACAGCAATCGCTGCGAACATTCAATCTGGAGATTTTGATATATCAGCAACTCAAGGAGGAGGCGCAGATTTAAGAGGTGATGGAGAATACATGATGAAAATTAGAAGAGTCATTCCTGATTTCTTATCACAAACAGGAAGTGCAAGAGTTACATTAAATTTAAAAAATTATCCAACCGATACAGAAGCGAGTTCCTCTTTAGGACCTTTTGAGGTAGACTCAAGTACAACAAAAGTAGATACAAGAGCAAGAGCACGTGCTATAGCTTTAAAAGTAGATAACACAAGTATTACACAACACTGGAAGTTAGGAACTTTCAGATTAGATATTCAATCAGACGGAAGAAGATAATGGCTAAAATTGTACAGGCATTGACACAACCTGGAGAACAATACGATCAACAACTTCAACAATCCTTTGTAAGAGATGTAGATAGTATTGTACAAAAATTAAACTCAACGTTTCAACAAGATTTAAAAGATGAACTAGAAGCTATAAACTTCTACCTAGCATAATGGCAAATACATTTGTAAATAAAAAGAAGGATTTAACTAGTAATAGTGCGACAACACTATATACAGTACCTACAGCGGTAACTGCTGTAATTAAATCTATCTTAGTATCCGAAGATTCAGGTAATGCTGATACCATTACCGTTACTATAACTGACACAGACGAAGCTGTTTTTAGCTTATTTAAGACGAAGGCTATATCAGCTAATGCAACAACAGAGCTATTAAGTGCCCCTATAGTCGCCCAGGAAAGCGAAATTATTAAGGTCACAGCAGCTACTGCAAATAGGCTACATGTGGTATTATCAGCCCTTGAAATTAAGCCTAGAGAAGTTACAACATAGACTTGATTTATTAATATAAATTAAGTAATAATGTAAACTCAGGTGAAATCCCTGCCTTTAATACAAATTAACAACATATAAATATGGCAATAACTAGAGCACAAATGCGTAGACAACTATATAGAGGCGGCGGAATCGCTAGTGTACCTCGAAGACAAAGATATGGACTTGGTTCTAAGTGGCAAGATTTTAAAGATAAAGTAGTAGATAAATTTCAAAAAATAGTTCCAAATGAAATAGCAGATGTAGCAACTAAAGCTGCACCACTTGTTGCACCTTTTAATCCATTAGCCGCAGGGTTAATGAGAGGTTTAGGTAGACTTGATCAAAGAGGAGATTTAGGAGATGCTTTGAAACAAGGTTTATTAACTTATGGTGGAGGTAAAGCTATAGGTTATTTAGGTGGAGCAGAAGGCGTAGGATCATTAACTGGTCCTCAAACCTATTCTATGGCAGGTTTTAAAGGAGGTCCTATAGGAAGCACTTTTTCTAATTTAGCTGGAGCAAAAGATGTTGCAACAACATCTGGTGTGACAGGAAAATCTGTACATGGAGCAAAAGACGCTACTCTTTGGGACAAAGCTAAAGGAGCTTGGGATGCTATTCCTGGTGGTAGACTTGGAAAAATGGCAGCCATAGGTACTGCAGGCACAGGCATAGCTTTATTAGCAGATAAACTTGTAGGTCCAAAAAAGCCTGAAGAAACTATGGAACAATACATGACTAGAAGAAAATCTACAGTTGGAAAATATTTAAAATTTTATTATAAGAGAACAAACCCATTAGCTTCTGAACAAGAAGTTGCAAATTTTGTAGCACAAAACACCGGCGAATATGCTAATGGTGGAAGAGTTGGGTATGCACATGGAACTCCAGAAATTCCGAAACAATTTTTAGAAGATTTAAAAAGAAAAAAATATGAGGACATGCTAAAGGAAAAGCTTGACGAATACAAAAAACGTCAGAGAAAAAGAATGATGGCTCCTACTCAAGAAGCAGCTCAAGGCGGAAGAGTCGGATACAACATGGGAATAGGACCCGCAGGATTACCAGGAATACCAAGAATGGCTCCTGATGGAATAGAATATGATATGAGAGCAAGAGGTGGTTTTCAGCCACTAGGGGCTCAAGAAGGTAAAGATGATGTTAACGCAAAGTTAGCAAAGAACGAATTCGTTTTCACGGCTGATGCAGTAAGAGCTGCAGGCGGTGGAAGTATACAAAAAGGAGCACAACGAATGTATGATACAATGAAAAGACTGGAGAGTAGAGTAGCATAATGGCAGTAGCAACAACACAACAATTACAACCTGATTGGATAGAAGCATTAGGGAAAACGTATGCAGCCGATTTAACAAGACGAGCTGGTATTCCTTCTATTACAACCGCACAAACACAACAAGCAGGAGAAACTGCTGAACAATTTGCACAAAGACAAGCCGAAGCACAACAATACGGAATTAGAAAAGCAGGAATGGCAGATCTTATTCCTACCGTTGCAGGACAAGATGCTTTACAAACGGCAGCTTATCAACAAGCAACTGATGCAACAAAAGGATTAGGAGCTTACCAACCTTATTTAACTAAAGCAGGAGCCGCAGCAGATGATTTAACTGGACTTACTGGACCATTGACGGGTGCTCAACAAACAGCATATATGTCTCCTTATCAAACTCAAGTGATGGATACAGCACTTGCAGAATTTGACAAACAAGCAGCAATGAGACAACAAGCTATTTCAGACGCAGCTGTTGGTATAGGTGGTTTTGGTGGTGGCAGAGAAGGTGTTATGCAAGCGGAGTATCAATCAGCAAGTGATAAAAATAGAGCCGCGCTTCAAGCACAAATGTTACAACAAGGATTTCAACAAGCACAACAAGCTAGACAACAAGACTATACTAACCTAACAGGAATTGCTAATTTACAAGCGAACCTTGGACAAACAGCACAAACAGGTGCACAAAGACAAATAGCAGGTTTAGGTACATTAGGTGGAGTACAACAAGCTCAAACTCAAGCGGAGATTGATGCTGCGAGACAAGGTGCTCAAATGGCTGTACTGGAACCACAACAAAGATTAGGTACATTAGGTTCAGGTGTTATTGGTTTAATGGGTGGAACTCAAGGACTGGGTACTACTTATCAACAAACCCCACAATCTAGTCCTCTTGCAAGCGCA